GCCAAAAGGCAAAGCCGCCGCAGGTTCGTTAATCTTAGTGGCGTCTGAGGAAATGGTGGCAGATCCAAAAGTTAGCAAAAACATTGAGTCAGCAATCGCTTATGTCGGCGGTCGATGCGAGACACTTTTCTCTGGCGTTTACGTGCGGAAGAATGTGCCTGGATTGATTGCGATACTAAGTATGAATGGATTAGCGACATAAAGGAATAATGAAATGAAAATCACAAAATCACAACTTAAACAGATTATTAAAGAAGAGCTTGAGAGTGCCCTTCAAGAACAGGAGCTTAACGAAGTTTTAGATCCATCGCTTCTTACGCCGGAAAATTTTGAGACACTTATACAAGCCGTGAAGCATGGTGTTACACAGAAGGAAGTACTGTTTACAATAATTGGAGCGTCTGGGTGGCAATTACTAAAACAATTGGGTATTGTACCCAAGATGTCCGAAGACGAAGCAGCTCTGGCTCCAGAGGACGAAGTATGAAAATCACAAAATCCCAACTTAAACAGATTATTAAAGAAGAGCTTGAAGGGTCCACCTGGGATAATTATGAGAAAATCGGAGTCCGCAGCCTGCCACAGGAAGAGAAAAATGCCCTTGCTGCCGCGGCCATAGACGTTGTGATGAGGGATCCCAAATTTATCAAAAAAGCTACAGAGCTTGCGCGCAAATATCTCTGGGATCGCCCCACCCGGACTCAGACCGCCGCGGGCGCGCATGGATCGGGAGTTGAGAGCGTCAGGGATTTTACCCGTTCCCAGGGACAAGCAAAATCATTTGAAGACAAGAACCAGCAGACCGGTCGCCTTAAAGTAAACCCTCTTCCCGTATATCTTATTCCGCTTAAAGATGTGGTAGAAGGAAAGCTCGGCTGGACGGAAGACTTTCCTACCGGTCGACCAGGAGTGTGGAGTCCCTATAAGAGCGTGCTTTATGCCCCCCTTGTAGATGCTTGGCTTGAAAAAATGAGGCCCTCAGGCTACAAGGAACTCGGAGACTTGGGCTACTTAAGAAAACAAATAGGAAGCTTCAATCAAGAGACTTATAAACAGATTCGTCAGGAGCTTAGCGCAAAAGAATATATCCCGAAGCTCAGCGCCCTACGAGATGGATTAGTCGGACTCGAATACGACAAGAACACAAATGAGGAACTCTTAAAAAGCTTAAAAAGAGCCTACTCCGCGCTCACGAAACACGTCTGGCCGCGGTCCTCGCCTGCGACCCGCCCGCGCCTTGGTCCCAGTCGACCACCCGGCATCACTAGTCATCTTGGCGGCGGCATGGGCGGTGGGATGCGCTTTGAAGGCAAAATGAAAATCACTAGACGACAACTTAAACAGATTATTAAGGAAGAACTTGGAGGTGGTCTTGTTGGCACTCTTAGCGCAGCAAGGCCTGCGCCTGATGATGTTCCGGACATATTTGCGCAAGATGATATTCCGGACACAGTTGTGCAGGATGCCGCAAAAGAATTTTTTGCAACGCTAAAAATAACTGAGGAGGTACTCGAAATATTGGTTAACAATATTGCAGTACCCGATCTCAAAACTTTAATGGAAAAAGTACCAAAGATCCATACAGCCGAAGAAGAAAATCCAAAAGGATAGGAAAGGGCGCAAATAATGAAAATCACAAAATCCCAACTTAAACAGATTATCAAGGAAGAGCTTGATGAAATCAGAGCTAGCGGACTCGGGACTTTTGGTCCTGAGTTCCCCGAATGGGATATTGGTCCTGGTGGCAAAATAGAGCTTCAGGATGCAGTGGTAGAACTATCCAACATGATTATTAAACTAAGAGAGTTACACGATGGTTTGCCAAAAGATAGGAGAGTTCAGTTTCAGAAAAAAATGCTAGAGAACATTCTCGTTCTTAATTCGCAACTTGATTCAGAAAGAGCAGAACAAGACGAAAGGCATGTTAGCTTTGGAACAGAATAATGAATTTCTCATCCCAGCAATTAATGAAGCTAATAGCCGAAGAAGTAATTAAAAATCAAAAGCTTTCAGAAAAATTATCATCGCAAGAATATCGAGATCTTAAAGATTTAGAAAGGAAAGCTCAATTAACCGATAAAGAAAAAGAATATATTGCTATACTTAAAAAAACAGATTTATCTGATAAATTTAGAAGAGATCAAATAACTTCCAAGCAATATACCGATCAGGCGAGAGCTATAACAAAAAAATATAGCCCTGCAGGATCCACGCCTGCTGCGGCCTCCACTCCCGCCGGCTCGATGTCTGATGAGCAAGCAGGGCGTGCTACTACGAATCCCGACCCCCCGCCCGGATCTGCTCCGGTTATCAAGCAAGTCCGCGGCCCAGCGGCCTCGCCGGCGACTCCTGCAGCCCCGACCGAGCCCCAGCCGGTCGTGGTCGACTGGGATGCTGAGGGTTGGGATGAGCCCGAGGATGCGCCGGCGCCGGAATCATCCACACCCACTCCAGCCGTTCAGAGGTTAATTGATCAACTATTGGATACCGATGATATATTATTCTTTAGTAAAGCATACCATAGGTTAGTAAAATTAACGGGTAAAGAGAACAAATGGGAACAGGCTGTCGCCGACTGGCGCGACACGCACGGACACTCGTCCTTGCAAAAAAACGCGTCGCGCTGGATATCCGGCTTCGGCGGAGATGCCGCGGCGATAAGAGAAAAATGGAGGGAATTTATGCTCGCTCAAGACCAAGAAGCCAGCAGCGCCCAAGCGGATGACAACCCGTTTCTGACAGGCCCCGGCTCATCAAAAGCACAAAGAGCTGCCGCAGCACAAGAAAAAGAAAAAGAGATAGAGTCTAACCTGCCAATCCCATCATCAAAATTACCACCAAGAACACAGGAAAAACTAGTAACACATTTACGTGGCTATTTTCAGAAACTAACCAAGGCCGGCCTCGATCCAGATAAACTATATACTGCTTTCGGCGACTTTATAAAAATAATCACTGATGGTGGCCTTACCGATGATGACACTGATAAGTTGCTATCAGCTGCAGGCATCGAATTCGAAGCCGCCGGGATCCCCGAAATTAATCCTGAAATGATGAAAGTAAAAAAGAAACTTGAGGACGCTGGTCTTGATATCAGCGATCTTTCTAGTTTGCAAAGAACTTTAGACCATGCCCAGCGTAAGAAGCTTCGTGAAGAAATAGAAGAAGCTTTGGCCGGCATATTATCAGCAGTGCGCTCGGGAAATAGAGACGAAGAAGAGTTAGAAGAGAAGATAAAGAAAGTGGAAGACGGATATAAAGTTTATCCCAAGCTTGGTGGCAAAGCGCTATCCAAAAAACCAAAATCAAAAAAAGCAGCTAGAAAACAACTAGCAGCAATTGAAATTTCAAAAACAAAAAGAGGTAAAAAATGATGGAAGAAACAAAAGGAAAATTAGACAGATTGGTCGAGAAGATGATTTCTCGCAAGTTTCTGGTTTGGCTAACAGCCACAGGACTTATGGCATTTTATGGACTTGAGTCAAGTGACTGGGTAATGCTCTCTGCAATTTACATCGGCGCGCAAGGTGTTATTGATGGTATTGCGAAGATGAAAGGCGTATAATGTTAAAAATTGACTGGCTTAAAGTTCTCGCATTTATGAAGAGAAACTGGAAAGAAATAACAATTATTATTCTTTTGCTTACAGTTATTGGAAAAATGCGTTATGATTATAAGCAATTAGAATCAACCTACAAGACCAGTCAAGAATCTTTACAGAATCAGATCGAAGGCTTGCAAGCAATTCATGCCGAAGAACTTCAAAAGAAAGAAGATGCTCTTCGCGTTTATCGCGAATCAATGGAGACATTGGAGCGAGAATATCTCAAAGAGAAAGAAAACATTAAAACTATAACTGAAGAGAAGATTGTCGAGATTGAAGTAGAGATTGACAACCGCAAACAATTCACAGAAAACAAACAAGAACTCGCAGATAAAGTAGAAGACGCATTCGGATTTCAATATGTTCCTTAAAGTATTATTATTTTCACTTACGGCACACGCAGCTCCCGCACAATTCACAATTGTTGGCGAAGATGAGCCTGCACCATTCGAAGGCGTTTTATTCAATAAGCGCGGAATCGCCGAATTGCTCGTTCTACCAGAACAATATCGTCTAGATTGCGATTTGGAAGTAGAATATCAAATAGATAGACAAGCAACCGAATTTCATCTCGAAAGGCAGAACTTTCAAATTCGCTTGGATTCGATGCTAAAAGAATATGAATTGCGCATAACAGAAAAAGACAGAGAAATTGTAACGCTTCAGGAGGCAATTGCGGCCCAGTCGCCAAATAACAAATGGTGGTGGTTTGCCGGCGGTGTGGCTGCGGGAGTTGCGACAACTTATGCTGCATATCGAGTTTTTAATGAGCGATGATCCTAATAAAATTGCCGCAATTGAAAAAGCCATCGCAGAAAAGTATGGCAAAGAGGCAGTTCAGAACCCAAAGGGAAATTGGACCGAGATCAAAGAGAAAGAATATCTTGAACAATCTAAAGAATTTTATAAGAAACAGTATAAGAACGATGAATGGCAAGAAAAAGTAGATGTTAATGGGATTAAGATCTCAAAAAAACTACTTAATAGAGAATCTATAAGATGTTGTCCTATCTGCGGAGTTTTTCCAAAGAAATCTATGGATGATGTTTGTCTTGTCAAGTTTGATTGTTGCAATAAATGTTACATTGAATATGTCGAGGATAGAGAAGAAAGATGGCTAAAAGGATGGAGACCAAATAATGGCAACAGTTTATGAAATTATTCAAGGATTATCACAAGCGGCCGCGAATGTATATGATGGCGCGCTAACAGAAGAAGGGGAAGCATTAACTGCCGGCCTTCAGAGAGAAGAAGGTATTCCGCTTATTGACAAAAGAGTTATGGATGGCTTTGGTGTCGTTTTTTATGGCAACATGATGTGTCTTAAATATCATTCCGAAGTTATGCTTAAAGAAGTTTATGCTTCTGGGTTTGAAAGCGAAATTGAACAACGTTTGGCAGATATTACTTCCTTTCTTAAAAAAGAATATAAAAGAATTACTGGCAACTCTGTTTCTCTAACAGAACAAGGCGAGGCGGATCTACATGTTCAAAGCGCTTCGCGTATTCGCTCTTGGGTAACTGCCAAAAAACACTATAAAATCGGCGGCTTAGACAAAGAAATGCAAGTTGGTGTTCCTTCCGAAGGGGCAATGGAAAAAGGGTGGAAAACATTTCTTAGTCAAGGCGGCTGGGGCTCTCGACCTGATAACGACACAAGGAAGAAAGAAGAATGAAGCTCACCTTACAGAGATTAAAAGAAATTGTTGCAGAAGAGGTTATTAAAGAAGATCTGGCGCCAGAGCACGCTATTCCTGCAATTTCTGCAATGTTAAAGGGGGCAGATGCACCGGCAGTATCCGATATCTTTGGTGACGTGTTTTCCGACCTATATGGAGAAGAAGCCTTAGAAGGCGAAGAAGAAAGGCGCGCCACCCAGGAAGCAGGAGAAGAGCCTGAAGAGGAAGACTTCCCCACGGAATATCAAGCTGGAGGCGCCCAGGGAGACCGGCCCGTTATTAAGCCCTTTTCTACTCGCAGTATAGACGAAATTATCCGAGAAGAACTTGAAGCGATTTTAAATGAAATAAAAAATGATTAATGAGCTTTCAATTAGACAAAAAACAAAAAGTCAAAGAGATCTTAAAGTGTGGAAAAGACCCCTCTTACTTTCTTAACAATTACGCGAGAATATCCCACCCTTTGCGTGGGCTTATCTTATTTAACACGTTCAATTTCCAAGACGAGCTTCTTACTGAATTTAATGATTATCGTTTTAATGTTATTTTAAAAGCAAGACAGCTTGGAATATCAACGATCACTGCCGGCTATATCGTGTGGATGATGCTTTTTCATCGCGATAAAGCCATTCTTGTTATGGCAACAAAGTTTGCGACAGCAGGAAACTTGGTTAAAAAAGTCAAAAGCATTATGCGCAATGTTCCAGATTGGTTAAAGATTGCAACAATCAGCGTTGACAACCGCACATCTTTCGAGCTTTCCAATGGATCGTCAATCAAAGCAGCTTCAACTTCTGGTGACGCCGGCCGTTCAGAAGCTTTGTCACTTTTGGTTCTTGACGAGGCTGCCCATATTGAAAACCTTGAAGAGCTTTGGACTGGATTATATCCCACACTATCGACCGGTGGGCGATGTATTGCGCTGTCAACTCCTAATGGCGTTGGTAATTGGTTTCATAAAACTTGTGTGGACTCCGAAGCCGGCACAAACAACTTTAACTTAACGACTCTTCGGTGGGGGGTGCACCCCGAAAGAGACGAAGACTGGTACAAAAAAGAAACCAAGAATATGTCAAAGCGCCAGATTGCGCAGGAGTTGGAGTGCAATTTCAACACATCTGGCGAAACTGTTATTGATCCAGATTGTATGACATGGATGCTTTCTACAATTAAAGAACCCAAACATCGCACAGGCTTTGATCGTAATTTTTGGATATGGGAAGAGTTTGATCCGACATGCAATTATTTATTGGTAGCCGATGTATCGCGCGGCGACGGCGCCGATTTCTCCACATTTCATATCGTTAAACTTGAGACATTAGAAATAATCGGCGAATATCAAGGCAAACCAACGATCGATATGTTCGCGAATATGCTTAATAGCGTTGGTAGAGAATTTGGCGACTGCATGCTTGTGGTTGAAAATAATAATATTGGATATTCTGTGTTAGATAAACTGATTAATGAACATCAATACCCAAATGTCTATCATTCAATTAAGTCAACTCATGAATATATTGAGCAACATCAAGCCGAGATAAGAAATTCAGCTGTACCAGGATTTACCACCTCGATGAAAACGCGCCCCCTCATAGTTGCCAAATTAGAGGAGTTTATCAGAAACAAACTAATTACCATATATTCTTCTCGCACAACTAATGAGATGAAGACTTTTATTTGGAGGAACGGTAAGCCACAAGCAATGAAAGGCTACAACGATGATTTAATTATGGCGTTAGCTATAGCGTGCTGGGTAAGAGACACAGCATTACAAGTTAATGCCAGAGATTTAAATTACCAAAAAGCTTTTATTGATGCGATTTATACTTCAAGAACAACCTTTGATACAAGAATAAGTGGCCAAGAGGGGTATAAAAAAGGTAATATTTTTGATAAGATAACAGAAGCCGAAAAATTATATGGACAATATAAATGGATTATAAAGTGAGATTTTAAATGCCTGCAGACAAAAACCCAATAAATAAACAAAACAATTTATTTAAAGCACTAACGAGGTTGTTTTCTGGTCCAATTATTAATTATCGATCTCAATCAGGTCGAAGAATCAGAAGACAACATTTAGATAAATTCTCTTCTCGTTTTAGATCTGCTTCGGGACAGCAGTTTAAAAAGTCAATTTATAATCCTTTAGACACGATAGCGACCAATGCGGTTGCAAATCAACGTCGCAGCGAAAGATATGTTGACTTCGATCAAATGGAATACACTCCAGAGATTGCCTCAACGCTCGATATTTATGCAGACGAGATGACAACGTATTCTAATTTAAGTCCAATGATCAGCATTAAGTGCCCCAATGAGGAGATACGAGCAGTACTGCAGATTCTTTACGATCAGATCTTAAACATTCAATACAATCTTTTTGGCTGGGCCCGCACAATGTGTAAATATGGCGATTTCTTTTTGTATTTAGACATTGATGAAAAGTACGGTGTTAAGTCTGTTATCTCTTTGCCTGTCCAAGAAGTGGAAAGATTAGAAGGAAAAGATTCTACCAATCCAAACTATGTTCAATATCAGTGGAATAGCGCTGGAATGACATTTGAAAACTGGCAAATCGCCCACTTCCGTGTTCTTGGAAATGATAAGTATGCGCCATATGGAACTTCTATTTTAGAAGCAGCCCGCCGTATCTGGCGCCAGCTTATTCTTATGGAAGACGCGATGATGGCATACCGCATTGTAAGATCTTCAGAGAGAAGAGTGTTCAAGATCGACGTTGGCGCCATTCCTCCACAAGAAGTTGAACAATATATGGAGAAAATTGTCACACAATTAAAGAGACATTCGGTTGTAAACCCGGATACTGGTCGCGTAGACTTGCGCTATAATCCAATGTCAATTGAGGAAGATTATTACATTCCAGTTCGTGCGGGATCTGCGACAGATATCGTTTCTCTTGCCGGCGCCCAAAACATTACCCAAATCGATGATATCAAATATCTTCGCGATAAATTATTCGCTGCCCTTAAGATTCCTCAAGCCTATCTTGCAATGGGAGAGGGCGCCGCCGAAGATAAAACCACATTAGCACAAAAAGATATTAGATTCGCAAGAACAATTCAAAGATTGCAAAGAGTTATCACAGCCGAATTAACAAAGATTGGAATCATTCATCTTTATACTTTAGGCTTTAGAGGGGATGATCTACTTGCTTTCGAACTTACCCTAAACAACCCATCTAAAATTTCAGAACTCCAGGAAATGGAGCACTGGAAAGCTAAATTTGATATTGCTGCATCCGCCACAGAAGGCTATTTTTCTCGTCGTTGGGTTTCTGATCGTATTTTTAACATGTCTCATGAAGAATTTATGCGCAACCAAAGAGAGATGTATTATGATCGCAAACACGATGCCTCTCTTCAGGCCGTCGCGGAAGCTGCAGCTGCTGCCGAAGGCGGCGGAATGGCCGGCCTCGGAGGTGAAGAACTCGGCCTCGGTGGTGAAGAACTCGGCCTCGGTGGTGAAGAACTCGGCCTCGGTGGTGAAGAAATGCCCGCCGCAGCTGCCGGCCCCCCAGAGGGCGCGCCGGCTCCGGACGAAGGGGGCTTATTGGCGGTTCCTCCGGGATCTAGACCTTCTCCAAGACTTGCGCCAGGAAAAAAAGAAGGGCACCTTACAAAAGGCGCAAAGGGAAAAGTATATTATCCGGCCAAAAGAGATCATAGGCCCCAGGGCGCAAAAGTTCGCCACAATAATAGTCAATGGGCAAAGGAAAAGTCATCAAGTACGCTGAGAAATATTGTGCCAGGAATGAGAGATATTCAAACACTTGCAAATCCTCCCGGCGCAAGAGGCATTTATGAAGAAGAGGAATCTATTTATAGTTTGAGAGAGAAGACCGAAGAAGACAAATTGTTTAAAATCAACACTTCGATCAGAACGCTTTTAGAAGGTCTAGAGAAGAAAGACAACTTAGTAACGGAACAAAAAGATGAAAATAAGGCATAATAAAAAAAGAAACACTGCTTTCGTTTTTGAATCATTAATTCGCGAAGCAACATTGGCGATATTAAAAAACGATGTAGAAAAGAAAGACAAAATTATTAAAATCATTAGAGAACATTTTGGCTCTAATTCCGCCCTTAAGGGTGATTTTGACTGTTATCGCTCATTATACGCTAACCAAAACTTAGACAAGAAAACATCAGAGAAAATATTAAAGGAAACAAGACTGCAAAGAAGATTGCTCAGCCCCGAATCGCTTTTTAGCGAGCAAACTGAATTAATCAATAGCATAAACAAACAACTATCACCGTCTGTGTTTTCTAATTTCGTTCCGAACTACAAAACTCTCGCAACAATTTCACAATTATTCTCTGACAAAATAAGCCCAAAAAACAAAGTTCTTATAGAAAACAAAATAATTTCTGATATGTCCCGCGCCGAAAAAGAGTACTCCACAGACAATCAAATTGACAAATCTGTTTATAATTTATTTGTTCAGAAATTCAACAACAAATATGATAATGAATTATTAGAAGAACAAAAGCAATTGCTAAATTACTATGTGTCTTCTTTTTCTGACAACGCACTATCATTAAAAGTGTTTTTAAATGAAGAAGTGGCGCGCCTAAAAACAGAACTCGAAAAAGCAAAAGAAGCGAAAGAAATCAAACCAGACCAAACCATGGTAGAAAAAACAGAACTGATTATCAACAAGCTTAATTCGTTTGCCAAACAGCCCATAAGCGAGGGACTGCTCCTCACGATAATGAAAGTGCAATCTCTCGTAAAGGAGATCAACGCCGATGGCGATTAAAGTTAAAATTGGCCCGGGCGCCGACGATGCCGTCGTTCGTCTTGAGATAGACGTTCGTAAAAGCTTAAATGGTGATTTGTTAATTTTTGATCACGGGGATATTGATATTGTTCTATCCCCGGTGAAAAATAAAATAATTGCATTCCCTAAAGAAACTATGAATGATTTGGTTTATGGAGCGCAAAATAGACTATTTGCGCATCTCCGCAAGAAAGGCTTGGTGATCCCGGAATCTATTCAGGGCGGATCTTTTTTTGGCTCCTTTGAAGCTACAATGGAGAGCCCATATTCAGAAGAACTTAGTGCTCCAAAGTTAGCGCTTATCAATATATCTAAATTTATTGATGAAGAGCGCCCATACTTTGAATCCACCGAAGCAATTATCTCAATGGCAGATGATGATTATGTTCATCCAGATAAAGAAGATTCAACAGAGCTTGGCGAGGTCCCACAAGAAGTCGAACAAGGTTCGATTAAGAAAGGGTTCATTAGGGATCCTTATACTTTGGGATATTTGTACACTTTATAGGAAATTGATGGAACTACTAACATTTATATTATGTGCCTATGGCCTTACTCAGATTCTCGTTTATGGCAAGGTTTTTTCGAGATTAAGGCCAAAGAAGGGCGCCCTAGGGAAACTTGCCAATTGTCCAATGTGTATGGGATTCCATGTTGGGTGGATTTTAATGTTGCTTTCTCCATTTACAGAACTATTTAACTTTGACGTTTCTGTAGTCAATTTCTTTCTTTTAGGATGGCTATCGTCAGGAACCTCATATATCTTAAATATGCTTTTTGGAGACTATGGCTTGCAAATAAACAAAAAAACGGAGATTGATAAGAAATGAAAGTTACAAAAACACAATTAAAACAAATTATAGCCGAAGAGCTTGAAAACATGGATCTCCACGAGATCGGGTGGATTAATAAGATGCTCGGTAGAGGCGGGAAAGATTTGAAAGGCGACCTTGCACCTGCCGTGGGCGCAGA